TGGAAGCATTTAGTGCTCCAAGAATACTAATGACCATTTGCTCCAAGTTATCTAAAGCAGCGGCGTTGCTGAAATACGCAACGCAAGCGGTAATGGTGTAATTTAATTTAACTCTAGTTGTAGCTTTGCCTAAAACTTCAAGCTCCATATAGGGCGAGTCTGGGATGACAATAATTGCAGGGACAATTGGTGCTTCAGGCACTGAGTCATAAATATTCGCAGCTACGCCAGCAAGCGCAGTCTTTATAGCGCCTCTAACATCTGTGGCAATTGTGCTGGCTGGCATTAGCCCACCATTGTCTCAACATCAAGATAAGGCCCTAGAAGGCCAGTTACCTTGGCAAGTAAATTCTTAGATAGGCGGTAAGGGGTTACTGCAAAATCTACGCCTTCGATTGATCCACCAGCGGCGGTTCTGGATTGAAAGATTTCAACGGAGATAGCCAAAATAGCAGCTTCAGCATTGGGGTTTCCGACATAGGTCGATAATCCAGATAGCGCAGCGTTTCCTGCTGGGATGATATTTTTTTCCAATATGTCTGCATTGGTGATTGCGACTGTAAATACATAATCTGAAATTTCGTCATCGGTTACTGTGTGAGTGCCATTGAAAGGAGCTCCGCAGCCAGTAATAATTACGGATTGGCCTTCTGTGAATTCTTGAATTGTTGCAGTTTCAAAATAAGCAATATTATTTGTTAGCTTTACTTTGTTAATTTTGCTCTGGAAAGTAACTAACATTGGAAGAACTAGGTTCTCCGAAGCATCTACTATGTCGCTTAAATAAGCGTCTGAATATAGGGATGACGAAACGCCAAGAATTGTCCTGAGCTCTGCGGCCGTAACTATCGTAGGCATTTCGTCATCCTTTCAAGCAGTTAGGTGAGGGGCCAGCTCGGGAGCGGACTGGCCCTCACTTTTTTTAATTAACTACGCAACTTTCCATAGATAAGCGCCAGCGCCTACCTTTGTTGCAAGTGCGCCATAACCATAGTAAGCAACCTTGATTTGGCCAGTTGCTACCTGTGCAGTCTCCAAGCGGAAACGGCTTGACTCATACCAAGTATAAGCCTCTGGATTGATGATGATGATTGTGTCATCTCCGATACCTGAGCCAGTTGTGAGATTGCGATCTACGCGGAAGTTCAAGCCAAGTAGATTTCCAGTTGCAGAACCTGCACCGAGATTTCCACCCTGATTCATATTGCCAATCAAGTTCTGGTAAATCGGACGGCCAGCATCAGCTAAATTCTGGATTGCGCCCCATTGCTGAGGAGATGCAATGATATTTTGTGCAAATCCAAGAGTGTTGGAATAGATTGAAACTCCAGCATCGGATACGAAATCAAGAAGTCCAGCTGCATCAAGAGTGCGGTTTCCGCCATCTGTTCCACCAGCAATTAAGCCAGTTACAACTGCTACATCTGTTGCCTTTGCATAGGCATATTCCATTTGACGGACTAGCTCATCAAAGAACGCAGGAGAACTTCTGTCAAGCAGCTCTACAGAAAATTCCTGACCGCCCGCATATTTCTTGACAGACACAGATAAAAATTCACTGGTCATTCCTGTTTCATCAATTGTTGCTGCTTCTGATTCTTCTCCAACAGTTGGAACTGCTGTGAGCTTTGGAATCTCAAAAGTCATACCTGCATCAGGTAGAACTCCGCGAGATACTGAATCGACTGCTGGACGATCAGCATTTGCAAGAGGATTGATTACCTCAGTTAGCTGACGAGTTGGGACAAGACCAGCGTTATTGCTAGTTGTGTCATCTGCTGCGCGAACATAAGCGCGAGCATCGTCATTGCCTAGAGCAGCGCGAACGCTCATTTCTAGGTATTTAGACTTGGTAAATTCAAGTCTTGGAGTTGTGTAGAAAGCTGGCTTTGGAGCTGCAGCTTCTACTTTGGCTGCTTCTACCGCTTCTTCAACGGCAGGAGCAGGAGCGGTAGTGTCAGACACTTGGTCTCCTTCGGTTGGTTTGTCTGAATCAGCGGTTGCCAAATCAGAATCTTCTTTTGGTGCTTCATTCTCTGATGCTGCTACTTCGCTAACGCGAGCAGAGTCAATTGCAGGATCAGTAACTAGAGAAACTTCATCTAAGGTTGCTGAAGTAATCTGCATAACGCCTTTGTTGTTAGTCCATTCATTTATCTGAGCGCCTACGCTAAATCCATCGCGCAAGCCTTCTGTAGCTTCAATTAAAGCATCTTCTCCAGCCATAGTATTGGCGATACGAAATGTAGCCACAATTTTATCGTTTTCAACAGAGTGGCTGACAAGTTTTCCAATGGGTCTAGTTCTGTCGTGTTCAAGGAGAAGCTTCACAGGCTTCATCTCAATAGAATCTTTTGCAAATATTGTTGGGCCTACTGAGGTATTGCCTTGCTCATTCCAAGTAACGATAGTCCCAGTAATTGTTCTTTTAATTGTGTCGGCAGCGGTAACTGCCATTGGCATATTAACCTTCATTTGGAATCAAATCTTCCTCTCGCTGAATTTGCTCAACGCTCATCGCGCCAATGCGGTTTAGGATTTCATAAACTTGAGCTCTCTCTAATGCGTTACCGCGTAGGAAGTCATCAAGTGCAAAGCGCGTCATAACTGGATTAGGCACAAAGTCCGGTAATGATAGGCGTTCCTCAATCGCTTTAAGTATTGGGCGAAGTGAGAAATCTACTAGTGAGCGCCGCTCGGACACAGCGTTTGAGTAAGTCATTGAAGTCGTTTCGGCGCTCAAGAAGTAGGCAGGTATTCCACAAGCCCTCGCTAATTCTAGTGCTACATATTGACGCGCTTCAGCAAGTTGCATTGATTTAGGATCAAAGCCAAATTCTTTCAAATCAACATCAGCATTTAGAAATGCAGTTGAGCGAGATTGGCGAGCAGTTTTCCAAGCACTTAATAAAGCTGAAATTCTTTCGGCAGTTAAATTAGTTCCATTTGATTTAAGAACCATAGTTGGGGCAGGCTCTTTAGCATAATTAACTGCTGCGTTCTCAAGATATACCGCTGCAGCAATTGTCTTGCCTGCTCTGTGAAGCAATCCTTCATCAGGGCCATCAAATCTTATTAGAGAACCTACACCTTGAAGCGGAACTGAGTGGCCATCAACTTTATATCCAGTAATTTCAGTATTTAGGAAATCTGTATCAACTGTGACTCTATCTGGACTGACGCGAGTCCAAGCTCTAACGCGACCGCCATCTGTTGATGAATACATTTCCAAGACTTGACCATAACCAGCACCATAGAGCCAAATATCTTCAGCGAGCCAGTTATAAATTACGAATCCTGCAACTCTTGGGTCTGGTTGATTAATAACGCGATGCGGATCTACATACTGTCCAGTTATGCGATTAAAAGTGGTAAGAGGTAATGATCCAATAGTTCCGCAAATGATATTGCGAGCTCTAGCAACGGATGGAACGCTCATTGCTAATTGGCGAGTGGTATTAGTCGCACCGCCGAGAATATTATAAACTGAATCGCTAATCTGGACGGGAGTTAGCGCGGCTGCAACATCTGAAACCTTAGTAGGCTTAGCCGTCTGAACCTGTGGAAATAGGAAATCTCTTATAGCACCCATTGCTTACATTGTAAGCGAGCCTACTTACACTATTTGAATATCTACTCCGCTTTCAGCCATCGTTGCGTAGTGTGTCGCTAATGCTGAAGCGATTGCTCCGCAGATTGTAGTGTTACTAACTTTGCGACCCATTACCCATCCGCCATCACCGAAAGGGAGTTTGACGGCGGATAGGCATTGCTTGGTCAGCTCTTCCTGTCCCGAGTGAGCTAACCGCTGAGATGAAATTGCTCCCAGTAATTCATCGCAGCTTTGGGCATAATCAAGGCCGTCTATTGGCTCGACTCTTATTCCAGCAGGGGCTAACCTAGCGGCTACCGCTGACGCAGTTCTAGCTGAATAGGCAACTAGCTGGACTGGATATTTTCTAACCCATTCGGCTACATCATTGGCCATTGCTTTATCATCAAGATTGGCAGGGTTATGCCAAGTCTGGAGCAATATCACTTGGAACTTATCGCCTTCAAGTCTCTGGCTAGCAACTAACGCAGCTTGCTTCCTATCAGGGCTTAGATCAATAGCCAGCCAAGTATCTGATTCAGGGTTAAGTCGAAGCCCATCAACTTTGCAACTTTCCCATTGAGATGGATTGATAACTGGGTTAATCGTATCGACCCATTGGCATAAGACTTCTGTGCGCACAATATCCTCGGGGTCTGATAAGACGGCTCGGATATTATCGGGATGGACTGTGATACCAAGTGATGGATTAGCTTGGCAGACACCTAGCCAGAAAGTTGGCGAGTTATCGAATTTAATACCGGTCGGCGCTGACCATTCGAACCAACCAATATCATCGTTGGCTCCATAAATAGCAGCCATCGCTCTCTCTCTAAGTTTATTTAAGACGATTGAGTGTTGATCTCCAGCATTTGAATAGACCCATATTTGAGGATTGGCTGAAGCCATTTGGGTATATCGCAAGGCAGACCAGACATCCTCGTCTTTATACTCTCGAGCTTCGTCTAGGTGTATCGTTTCTGGAGCTGCAATGCCTCGACCAGCAGAGTTATTGGCCCTGACGATATATCGGCGGCCTTCTGTAAA